TAAATTGAAAAGAGTTCTGAACTCAAAGTTTCCGAACCTGTCCAGATTGACTGCCGAACTCTTGAAATAGCCTAAATCCTTGAATTTGAAAGCCACAGCCAAGAAGTTTAACAGCGACAAAGGAAGAAACAGCAACCACGCCAAAAGGAACAGAAATAGCCCACCTATAAACTTGCCTATGTTTTTCATAACTTATCTAATTCTTCGTTTTTAGTCCTTACAAAATCAGCCAAATACCCTTGGATTAACTGCAACAGCGTGGCTCTGTTATTCTTCATCAGCCAAAGCATATACTTGTAACTACTGACTTTTATCGGCTGTGTTTCTGCCGTAGGATTACCCTCTTCATCTTTCACTGGAACATTGATAAGTTCGTTCTTCGTTCCTCGCAGATAACTCCAAGTGTCTTTATATACCACCCATTCAGGCGCAGGTAGTTGGATATTGATTTCCTCGCCTGTATCCTTGTCCTTTAAAACCTGCTTGTAACCGAACATTACAAACTCGTGTTCGCTCTTGGCGTCCAAGTTAATCACTCGGATAAATCGGTTAAATTGCGGAAGTTTCGGATGTGCTTCCATTGGTAACTCTGCAAGATAAAGTGGTGTGTTTTCTACTTCATCTAAAATCCCCTGCACCTGTTTCGGTATCATCAAATTTTCGTTCATGATATTTGTTTTTTTATGTTATTGAATGTTATAGCTTATATCCTTTATCACAAAATCAGCAATGGAAAGGCTTGAAAACAGCGTTACAAAATGGATATACTTATCTGAACTTTGTGCTGTGAAAGTGGTCATATGCATTACTCCTGTGTTTCTCATTATGGTAAAAAGCGTAATCAACCCTCCTTCTTTTATCAAGTAAACATCAGCAAATCCATCTGTTTCGTTGATTACTGTCTGAGATGAAACTCTATTGTTAGTGACTATGGTCTCTCTTGACCAAGCATCTTTAATTATTAAGTCATTAGCTAAATCTGACCTTGGCGACACATCGAGTGTGTCAGAGAAATGAATAGCACCAAAAGATCTGTCATTACGAAATACTTGTGGACTGTTGTAAATTCTAAACTTAAAAACCCAGTTTCTATCCGTAGGTAACTCTTTGTTTATCCCAATAGAATAAAGTCCCTCTCCTTCATGTGATGCCATATAAGCATTGTTTCTAAATTCAGCAGGGAAAGCATTAGACCTAATTCCAGCAATCATTCCATTACTCAAAGTAAAAGACGTAGGCAGTTGGTAGTTTCTATTTATCAGAGCTTGTGGAAACCTGCTTCTATCCAGTGTTCTTACAACCATTTCAGACGCAAGAACAGGCGTAAATCCTATATCTTCCAGCTGTTTTATCTTCGTTATGGTGTTCTTTATATCTTGGGAATATTGATTATTCGCAGGTGCTACTGCATTGATATTGGACAAAACATTCTTTACATTCACATTGATTGTCGCAGGAACATTGAATGTAGTAACGACTTTCGCTCCGCCTGAAAACCCTATCTGTTTTGTTTTAGGATTATACATAATGTAGCCATTGAAAGCTTTGTCGTTTACCTTATCTTCTATATCGTAAGCCTTACTGAATAACTTGTTCAGTAGGAATTGCTCCACCTTACCATCAGCATCTTGAACAAGAAACCTATCAAAACTATCATCAGCCGACTTATCAGATAGTCCCTTGATAGAGTAGTAGAAACCTGCTGTATCGATGAACCAATTCGCGCCAAGAGTAAGCCCAGCGCCATTTACCGAAGTGAGTGAGCTGTTTGCTACATTGCTGCCAAGACCATTGACTTGCATTTTTTTCGTTCCTCCAGCATCGTTGGTTATCACTACATATTTGTAATCAGCATCGGTGTTTGTAATCGTTTCCGTAGCCTTTGCATAGGCGTTACCTACTTCGCCATTTTTGTCAATCGTAGCGATGTTATCAGGAAGCGTTACATTACCACCGCCACCTCCTGTGGCTACCACTTCCTCCCACGCACCATTCTTACGAGCATACTGTTTATTATCGCTTGGTGCATCAGGAAGAGTTTTTAACTTGGTGTTCCAAGCCTGTATATTCTCTGGCGTAAGGTTTCCTGCTGTTAAATCAGCCTTTAAATTCAAATCTGTAAGGTCTGCTTTTTCATTCAGTTTTTCTGTGACCTCGTTATTTTCTAACTTGCTATCATTTAACTGGGTAAGAATAGAAGCAATCCTTTGACAAGTATTCCCTCCTGTGGCTGTCTCTCGCCTTACTTTCTCAATATCTACTTGTACTATCTCGTTTCTCATCGTGTTTATTTAGAAAAAATTTCAAATTCATTTAGCAGAACATTCAGCCCACTGGCATTCTTCACATTGGTAAAGGACATTTTCCCACTCATTGCAAAGTCCGAGCGGTCTATCTTTTCCAAAGCCGTTCTTTGTGTGCCATCGATGAAAAACTGGTTATTCGTGGCGTGAACCTGAATGAAATTCAAGATGTTGCCATCGCCACCGCTTAAAAACTCATAACTTACCACTTCATCGATGTAGCTGTCTTTGATTTTCAGTGTAGAATTACCGCCTATTCTGTTGTTGGAAATCTCCGCTTCCACTCGTATATCGCCAAGGCAGTATGCTGGCAGATTGGTCACAATCCATGCTCCCTCTTCATCAAACTCAAACAAATTCCTATTGTAGGCGTGTTTTGTCGCCACTCGTATAAACTTGCGCCCTTGTGCATCGGTGGAATCCAAAAACCAAACACAATTAGAATAATATTCTGTTTTTCCAGTGGTAATATTCACTATTTCAAGTCTGCCAGTTAAGGGCTTATCAGACTTGAAGGTTACATATTTTAGATACCCCTCTTTTTCAAAAACCGAACCCTCTAATTCTGTTTTATTTATCCCACTAACCAAAAAAACCTTGTGTTCTCCTGCTGTTATCGTGTTACCATACATTGGCAAGACAAAGCGATGTTTTACACCGATTTCTAACGGATATGGATTTCTCTCCCCAAAATATTGTGTATTCTGTGGATTGGTCATATCTTGCAACTCTTTAAGAGTCTTATAAAACCGAACAGGGCTGTGATACCAGAATAATTGCATTTGCTTTAATTTCTTCAAAAATACAATATTATATTTATTTAGACTAAATAAAAATAAGATAAAAAAGCAATAAAACATAGGTGTTTATTCCTAACTTTTTGTTATCTTGCATTGAAATAAAAAACCAATTAAAAATGAATAGAATATTTACCTTATTTATCGCTGTATTCAGCGTGTTTTCAATCGTTTCGTGTAGCAGAAATTCTGACACAGAAGAAGTAGAAGTTATCGAAAACTATGTTCATGACCAAATCGTAGGAACTTATGATGTCCATTATGTTTCAGAGTCAGGACAAAAATCTGCCGTCCCTGTTGGAACATATTACATTACAATTAGAAAGGATAATGTTTTTACTTGGAAAACACAAAAAGGAACATTCACTGAAACAGCAACAAAAACAGCAACAGAAAATTATCCACATGTTTTTAGTAATAAACGCACCAGAGTGGATTTGACGCAGATAGTATACAGAGGTAGCGACTACATAGAAATAACAATAATAGACAAAGCAGGACTTGGCAGAGGAGGAGTTTACTACTGCACCAAAAGAAGATAAAAAAATAAAACACCTTTAATTAGGTGTTTTTTTGTTCCCATAAACAGGGGTGTTCGGAGGTTAGATACCATTCTAATTCTCCTTTTTCGTTATAAAAGCCTCGCTCGTGGGCTATATCGTTAGGGTTTTCGCCCTTTGGCACATAAGCCACCACAAGACCTTTATCATCAAAGATATGATAGATAAACAAGCGCCCGTCTTCGTTAAACTCACGAAGCCTCGCACACTCGCTCTTGGTTATCGGTTTGCTGCAATTACACGCCATTGTTTATAATTTCCAATATTTTTTTCCTTATTTCGGGCTTGTTGTCCAACTGAAACTGATAGCCTTGCTCCTCGGTTACCCCCAAGTGCCTTTTTCCAAGCCTCTCGTGTAGCCACTTTGCCTTTTCGTTTTGCAAATCATTCTTGAAGAAGATAACGGCAGGATGAACGATAACATCCACAAAACTCTGATATTGTCCAGTCACTCGCAAATCCCAAAAACCCCTATTATTTGGGTTAATAGAGGTTTTGAAGTTTGCATATTCAGGGTCTTTATAGGAGGGCAAATCATCGCCCTCACTATCTTTCCCCTCCATAAGGTTTTCTTTATTTAGATTTATCAGATCCTTTTTTCTCCCTTCCATTGTCGTCCGCATTATCTCCGGCAACGCTCTTTTCGCTGCCTGAATGCGCTTCAGCAATGTTATCGGATTGATTAGTTTCTCGCTCATTTCTAAATAAAGGTTTCAAGCTTTTCTCTACATCTTCCTCGTTAAGAGTAGGGTATATCCCCAAGATGTATTCTTTGGCTTCTTTCTTACTCTTGAAATTTTCCATATTTCCAAAAGTATAAGCCCCAATTTTCAGTTCCATTATACTACGGATTTAAGTTCACTTTCCCCTGTGTAGTAGTTCGTGTCAAGGCTGATTACCCTCAATCCATTATCGGAAGTAATGAACCTCACTTTCTTACCAGTAGCAAGCGCCGAGTGAGTAAGAGTGTATTCCTGTGCAGATGCATCGTATGCAACATTCGTGATGTTACCAATTACACCATCTTCCTCAATCTTCCATTTCGCAGCATCTGTAAGCCCTGTTACATTAGCATTGGAAAACGCCTCTGTTACTTTCACTTTGGTAGTCGTAGCCGTGTTTGTCAATACACCAGTAGAAACTGCCAACTTAATGATTGGGTTAATCTCGTTGAAAGAAAACTCATCACTTTCAAACACATTTTCAGACTTCTGCCAATAAATCATAGCATCAGGTAAGATGTCCACTTCCAAAGTAGAACCTGATACTTCCGAAGTAGTTTTTAACTTCTTAACTCCTACGAACAATTTACAAGCAAAGCCCATAAGCTTACCATTTGCTTTAATAGCAAAAAGTGCTGAACCATCCTCAAAGATTGGCACAAAGCTGTAATTGTCGCTGTTGTCCAATTTTGCCAATTCATTTTGGAACGAAGAACCTTTGTCAAAAGTAAATCTGTATCCTTTTGTCCCAGGGATTGAACGGCTTCTCTCTTTTCTTACAGAAGTGTTGTAATCTGCCTCTTGGTCGTTGTCTTCCACATTAAAGAAAGATATCTTACCAATGAATTTATCTTCTTGGATAATCTTATCCAACGCTGTCTTGTTGAAAGTCGCAGGGTCTATTTCCACTCTTCTGTCAAGAAGTGCAAACCCTGTAACCAATTTCTCTCCGCAAAATGCACCTCCAAGTCGTGCTATCATCTCTGCTGAACCGCAGAAGCTTTGTTTTAACATAAGTTTTTAAATTTTAAATGGTTTAACATTTACACATTCATTGTCTATATTCAGACTAATATTCAGCACTATCGCATCCCAAATGTCAGGCGTAGTGGTCGTTTGGCTTCCTCTCTTGTTTCCGTAGTCCCTCTCTCTACTTGCTAATTCTGATATATCATTGAAAGGCAGTGACACAAACGAATAGTTGTCCTCCTCAAAAGATACTCCGTTAGTCTTTCTTATCTTATCCAAGAAAGAGCCTAATAAAGGCAACAATACTTCCTTAAAGGTAGATTTAAACCTATCCTTGTAAAAGGCATGTTCCGAACCCAGCGTAATGAAGAAAAACCTCATGCCTTTGAGTTTGGTCTTTTGTCCCTTTACATCGTGAACCACGCTGTATCCTGTTTGCAGCCAAATTACAGGGTATTTCTGTTTCTTGCTTTGGAGCAGTTTCCAAAGTTCAAACAAGTCAGCCTCTCCGTAATTAGCCGTATATTCATTGCCTTTGAAACTCACTTTAAAGGCATCCTCAAACAAGCTATACAGCAATAAATTATGGTTTATCATCATAGCCCAAATTCATTTGTTATTTCTCCACCGAATTTCAGATAATTAGCATCAAATAGAGGATAGTCCTCTACATTATCCAAAAGATACCTCACGAGTGAAACATAGCTACTTGTAGGCTTAAAACCGCGGTAGTCTATCCCCCTGCCTAAATTCCAATAAGGGTTTCCCTCCAATGTCAATCCACTTCTGTCACTCCTTACTTCTCCGTATAACTGATAGATGAAATCGTTATATATCCTCGCCATTTTAGGAGAGATGCTTACCGCGGTGCCTACTTTTGTATCTATCTTCGTTTGCCCAAAAGCCGTAGTTTGGGTTACATTGTGCATATTATAGACTACATAGACTATATATGCCAGTAGTGACTCCTTTTTGGTCTCTTGGATTAAACCTTTCCAAACCAAAGTTTCCTCCCTGCCGTTAGTCTCACTGGTGTAGGTCTTGCCGTGTAGCAAGTCCTTATAATTTTGTGGCAGATTGGCGGAATCCTCCTCATATTTAGCCTTGAAATCAAGCCACATTTTGACACCAAAACTGAAAGACAAAACTTCTTCCTCTACCTTGTCAATCAACTCATCTAAATTCACCGCAGTGGTGTTTTCATCAGGATTTGGCTCATCCAAGTTGGGAATAAGCAAATCGCCTTTAAAATATGTTTTGTCTATCAGCATTTAGTATCTATTTTTCAGCTTGTTCTGTGTCTTTACCTTCTTCTACATTTGCAGGTTTCTTATCTCTACTTTCTTTGCTTACTTGCTCAAAAAGTTCAGCTTCTAAACCAGCCTGTATTACAGTCTCATCCAATATGTCTAAGACCGCCCCTTTCTTATGGTCGCCCCATTCTCTTAACAATTTTACTTCCATATCTGTTTATGCTTTCGTAATTGCTGTTTTGATTGTAGCGATATCATCGTAGATGAATGCTTTTTCATCAAGTTTTTTCACGAATGCGTGGAATCTTGATTCTCCCAAGATTACGAATTGGTTCTTGATGAAATCATCGTTTATCCATCCGATTCTCACAGTGTAAGAAAGGTAGTCCGTGATGTTGTACTTGCTAAGGTCTCCTACGAAGATTTTACCTTGTGGAATAGACTCATCAGACTTGATAACCATTCCACCGATTACCACTGTGTTGAATAGTGATGCTGTTGGATACAATGGTCTTCCCTCGTTGTCTTTCGCTGCTACTAATTCCAAGTAGAAGTCTACTGGATTCACAAGCACCAAGTTTGCCATATATGGAGTTTCATCCTCATAGTTGTGAGTAGTAGCGATGTCCGTTACTGCTGCATTCACTACATCCATGAAGTTAGGTTTTGTAACTTTCAGCGCCATGCTGTTTGCTACGAATGCACGACCATATTTAGTCGCTCCTTTTGGATTTTCTCCAGCACCATCACCGAACAAGATAGCCTTGTTTTTGAACAGGTCGTGTTTCTTTTTCAAGTAGTCTTTTGCTACGCCCTCCAATCCTTTGATGTCATAAACAGACTCTTCTGTTAGGTGCATCCAAGCAGCAATTTTCTTTGGCTTTGCAAATTCTGTTGAAACCTTGAAGTCAATCTGTGGTTTTTTGTTACCCTCTGCCACAAACTCAAAGTTTCCGTCCTTTGGAACTACCTCTGTATAGGCGTATACAGGCTGTGAAGTAGGCAATACAGACACGAAGTTCTCAATGTCCATTCCACGAAGATTAACATTAGAAACAGGCGCAATTTGTGTTCCCAAGATGTTAGGAGTTGTTCCCAATGTTACAGCACCAGTAGTGATTGGCGCAGCTTGTTTGAACTCAATCTCTACTACACCTGATTTAGACTCGTAAGCCTTTTTGATAGCATCGTGGTTTTTCTTTATTGCTTCCAAGAACACATCCTCTGTAAGACCTCCCTGTGTAGCTTTGATTTCTTCCACAATTCTCAACACATTGTCAATAGATTTTTGTGTTTCTTTTTGGTTTGTAGCGATAACATCTTCAACTCCTGTTTTCAATGTTTTCAATTCTTCTGCTCTTTGAGATGTCTCAAAAGCTTCTTTGTCAGCGAAATACTTTTCTTTTTCCTCGTCTGACATCTTCGCAATTTCTGCTAAATTCTTCTTTTCAAAATTCATCTTGTAAATTTTTAAAGGGTTACTAAATAATTTTCAATCACACTTTTAGGAGTGGAATTATCCGAGTCCTCTTTTATGGTAGAAGTGTCAGTGACGGGTTCTACAAGTATCGTTGGAGTGGCGAAGTTGCTGCCTTTGACTACAGCACTGCCCTCTATTATCTTTTGTTCTGTTACAGCCCAGAAATAGCCGTATTCATCTACATCTTCCTTATTTACAATATCATTGTAATACTTATCCCAAATGGCTTTTTCTTCTTTATCCCATTCAGCATCTGAATTGATAGCGAGTTCCAGCTGGATGTAGCGAAGCCCTGCCGAATGTTCTTTTACATATCCTTTGGCATATTGTCCGAACATATAAGGGTTTCTGTCCTTTTTCAGCGTAGCGTAGAATACCAAACACTCTGTTTCTCCAAGGTAGTTAAAGCCCAAGTCTTTCCAGTTGAATTTCTCTACTCTTACTTCCACTTCATCACTGATGATGTTTTCAAAATTCATCTTGTGTTCTTTCAGCAGGTAGATATTCTTGGAGTTTTTGGCTGTTCTGTTCCAGCTTCCGTTGATGGAAACATCTCCGTGGGAATCATAGATGTTGGTAGAGTTGATAACTGCCTTTACCCTGATAGTGTTTGTCTCTTCAGGTGACACTTCTGCTGTTTTAATCGTTTCGCCCTTTTCATTTATGGCAAAAGAAAACGCAAAAGGGTCTGACAACTTTGTCGCCATTTTCTTCTGTGAAATAAGGAAATTCTTATTCTCTTTTAAGAACTTGAACATATCCTCTTTGGTCTCAAATGTTCTGTTAGGAATCTCTTTTGCTCTTATCATCATTTCTTCACGATTTGTTTTTTCTCTAAAATCTTTTGTTTCTCTTTCAGACTCTGCACCAATTCAGGATTGGTTTTAGAGTCTTTCAGTTTTTCGTTTATCTTTTGTATGTTTTTGTCCATTACTGATTGTTTATAAAGTCCTCAAAACCTCGCTCTTTGACAAACTGCTCAAAGTCGTTGCTTACGCCTAATTCCTGCGCCTTTTCAAACGCTCCTAAAAGCGACACTAATGCTTCTGCCTTGAATTTAAAGCCCTCGTTTTTTAGTTTGGTTTTAATGGCGATAACACTTGGCAGGTGGTCGTATGTTCCTATCAACCTTGTTCCTCGCTCTTTGAAGTATTTAGGCGACTTGTTAGTCAGTTCTTGAAGCCAGTTGTCCGTGATAGTCTTTACATTTCCTAAAATGAATTTAGCCTCTGCAAACTGCTGATTTTCATAAGTACTTCCACCGAAAAAATCTTTTGGTATCAAATACCTGTTTCGGATGTTTTCTTTGGCGTTTTCCTGCATTTCTATGGTCTGCAGTTTCTTATTATCCCTTGTAAGGTCTAATCTTTCCAGTGTTTCGTTCGTAGCGATAACATCGCCAGCCTTTCCCATTCCAGCGCCATATCTTCCTCTTCCGTTGAGTTTCGCTTCTATATCGTTCTTTTGGTCTCCACTTAATGGCGCAATCCCCGCCCCTGTTGCCTTTCTGCTGATGATAGTATTCACAGGATTAGAAGTAAGGAAACACATCATATCCTCACTATTGAGGATTGTCTGAATAGAGTAAAGAATAGAAGAAATCCTTGAAATAGGATTGAAATACATGTTCTTTGCCCCATCTCCTCGGTAATTCTTCTTTGCTATGGTATCGTAGAAGAATGCCAACTCGTGCAGTTCTCTCGTTCTCTGTACACCATCAGCAATAGTTTCTACTACCTTTAAAGTCTTTATTTTATCCCTTGTAAGCGTGTAAGGGTCTTTGATTTCAGGGAATTTTATATTGTTAAACTCCAAGTTATAAAGCGAAGGACTTGCCCTTAAATTACCATTCTTAAAGAAATTGCCATATTGGATAGACATCCCAGTAGTGAGTAGATTGACCACCATTTCTTTGATGAAATCGGTTTGGTTTTGAAACTCGTTCGGCTCGTTGAGGAATTTCAGATATTCGGAATTTTCCACAGCTTCGCCTTTGTCATCCACTTCTTGGATTCTTACTTGTGAAGCAAAATCTGCATATAGATTGATGCAGTCGGAAAGGAAAGTGCCATCTATGTAGTAAGCCTTATAGTCTTCCTTTGGTGAAAAGTAAGTTTTCCCTATACCCAAGAATGATAACACACCCATACGCTCGGTTTCGTAATTGTAGGAGTGTGTGCCATTGCTCAACCTTGCATAGATAGGCGCAACGCTACTGCCCATAAACGCAGACTTAAAAGCCGATATTCCGTTGTCTATTCTCGTTAAAATCCCCACAGCAACATTATTTTTACAAATATAATATATTATCTTTATTTAGACTAAATAAAAATAAGTAAATTTGTGAGGATAATAAAACATATATGAAACTATACAAAGATTCCAAGGAACTGCCACTATTCAACTATGAAAGAATAACAGAAACAGGAGATTATAACTACATGATAAAAGGATATGATGGCGAGGAATTGGAAGAAAACGAAGACCTGCAAAAGGAACTGAAAAGTAAGTTTAACGACATCATCCGAGAGTATAGTATATCCATTAACGCCAAGACCAACGACTTGCTGATGCTGGGAAGTGTCGAGATTGCGAAAATCAACTTTATCAAATTCACTACACTGCTGGCAATCGTGGAGATGAAAGAAAGGCAGAACGCTTTAAGGCAGGAAATGGGACTGCCTGAACATTGGGAGGATATGAAAGAAGCCCTTGCGCAAATTAAAATCCGTAAGAGTGACAACCTGCAAGAGCAAAAGAAATACATAGAGGAAAGAATAGCAATGTGGCAGACCAACCTTGATAAGGCAATGCAGAACATTGAGAATAACAAGAAAGAAGCACAGGACAAAGAGCCAGCCAACATCAACGATGCCATTGTGAGCATTGAAATGATTTTGGAACGAACAATAGACCTAAACAAGACCAGCCTTTATCGATTTGGGAAGATGCAGGAAATGGCGATAAAGAAAGTAGAATTACATAACAAAAAATAAAACCTTATGAGTGATAAATTAGCCGTAATCCAGACAAAGGAAACTTTAGAAGAATTAGACAAATTGGAAGCAGGAGTGAATGACTTAATTCAGTCTTTCACTAAACTAAACACTGCCGTAGACCAGACCAACACCAAACTGAACAAAGGAACACCAAAAGAGACCATTGAGGGAATAAAAGACTTGGACGATTATTCCAAAGAGTATATGCGAACGCTCAAAGATATGGCAACCATAGAGCAGAAAACACAGCAGATAAGACTAACCAACGCAAGAATAACCACCGAACAAGCACGAACAGCAAAGGAATTGGCTAATCAACAGAATGCCGAAGCACGAGCGAAGAAGCAAACCTTATCGTTGCAGGAGAAACAGAATAAAATCCTATCCGAAAGCCAAAGCTACTACAAGAGATTTGCAAGTGAAGTGCTGGATGCCAAGAACAAAGCGAAAGATTTGGCAGCGCAAATGCAGTTATTAGAGCAGGACTTTAAAAGTGGTAAGATTGGTGCTTCTGCCTATGAGAAAGAACTCTCTAAACTTTCCAAAGAATTTACAGAAGCTAAACTCAAAGCCGTAGGATTAGACTCTGCGCTGAAAAAGATAGACAAAAGTGTAGGGGACAATCAGCGAAATGTAGGAAATTACCAATCGGCACTTAACGGAATGGGTAGTGGGTTTGGTGGAATGATGAGCCGTGCTGGTTCTATCGCTGGGGGTATCATTATGGCAGATGGAGCAAGAATGCTTGGAGACATTGCTACTCAATCTTATGAGACTGTTCAGAAACTCAACGCCGTGAATTACGCAATGAAAGAAGTCTTCCAAACAGAGGAAGAAGTAGGTTATCAAAAGGAGTTTCTTTCAAGTGCAGCAGAGAAATACGGATTGGAACTTATCAGCCTTACGGACTCCTACACCAAGTTCAGCGCGGCAGCAAAAAACACCAGTTTAGAGGGCGAGAAAGCCAAAGAAGTATTTGAAGCCTTTGCTGGTGCTGGTGCTAAACTCGGTCTTCCTGCTGAACAGATAGAGGGAGTTTATACCGCCTTGGAGCAAATGGTATCCAAAGGGAACATCCAAGCAGAGGAATTGAGAGGGCAGTTAGGGGAAAGATTGCCTGGGGCGATGAAGATATTCGCTGATGCTATGGGCGTATCCACTTCCGAATTGGATGATATGCTGAAAAAGGGGCAGGTAGTGGCAGGAGATGTATTGCCAAAAGTAGCCGAAGAACTTAAAAAAGTCTATGGACTTGATGCTGTTGATAGAATAGACACCCTTGCTGGCGCACAGAACAGACTTAAAAACCAATGGACGGAGTTCTTGGATACCCTCGCTACTAATAAGGATTTTATCAATGCTATTTCTGATGTTTTGGAAATTGCCAAAGGTCTATTGGAAGAGTTTCTTGATTTAGCCATTACGGGAGGAGCAGATGGCGTGAGTATAATGGGCGAACTAAAAGATGTTTTTGAAGCCGTGGGCGATGTGATTAACGCCCTTACAGGAAATCTATTTGACAACGGCAAGGGCTGGGATTTGGTTAATCTTGTGGTTAATCAGGTTAAAACCAATCTCGTGGCTATTAGCACTGTTATCAAACTTGTTATCAAGGGTATAGAGTATTTTGTGAAGTCTATCAAAGATGCCATATTCGGAACAGAGGATGCTATTAAGATGCTGGGAGACTTTGGTTCTATCATTGACAGTGCGAAAGAGAAACTATCAAGTCTAAACAAAGAAAATACAGCGATACTTTCAGGCGATGAAAAGGCGCTGCAAAACCTTAAAAACCAAAAGGAATTAGAAAACAAACTTATTGAAGCAAGGAAGAAAGGGCAGAGATATTTTGTTCATAACAATATTTGGAGAGATGCAGATGCATTAGGAATGTCTACAAACAAGAGAGCCAACGAATACACTTATGTAGACGGTAAACTTGTACCAAGAAGCAGTGTGAAAGTAGTAGCTCCACCAAAGGCAGGAAATGATAAAACAAAGAAAAAGAAAAAGACACCAAAAGGCAGGGTAAAGAAAGAGAAAACACAGGAGCAGTTAGACAAAGAAGCATTTGACAAGGTTCGTAAAGACTTGGATTTTGAACACAATAAACTATTGGAGAAATTCCGAAGACAACGAGTAGAGGCTCAAAACGAACTTACAGGTTATGACCTTTTGGTAAAGGAAATAGAGATAGATGGTCTTGTTATCAAAGAAAAGGATACATACTACACCAAACTACTTGACCTTGCAAAGAAATACAAGCAGGAGCAAAGGGAGATAGAGTCGCAGAAATCCAAAGACCTATTCGATGAGAATGAAAGTCAGCAGGATAAGATGAGGCAACTCAACCAAGCCTTATTGGAGAAAAACCAAAAGGAAATAGAGTATATCAAACTTCTTGGCCAAGAGACTGCCGAATATAAGAAGCAGATGATAATGAACGACAAGAACATATCCTACAAAGATAAGCAATACTTCTTGGAGTTATTAGAATACGACACTACCATAGCAGTCAATAAGAGGGAGAAAGAGAAACTACAACTACTAAAAGAGCAGTTGGAAGCAAAAAGGGCGCTTCTGCAAGAACAAGGCAAAGACCTTAACGAAGATGAAAAAGTCCAACTCGCACAGACAGACTTGCAGATAACACAGCTGGACACTTCCATAATGGAAAACGAGAAGAACAAAGCCAATAAGATGTTTCTGCGTATTGTGGAGGGATTAGAGCCACTGAAAAACTTGGTAGAGCAGAACTTGGCAGACTTGGGATTGGATGCCGTAAGTAAGCAGTTTTCTGACCTATACAGTAAGATATTACAGCAAGGTAAGGACTTCTCTATGTCTTTCGCTGACTATATGAACATGGCTACTGCGCTGATTAGTGATTTTGCAGGAAAAGCAATAACATCAGGCAAGGAGCGAACCATAGCCGAACTTGATGAGGAATTGGAACGCTCGAAGATGATAACAGACACGGAACTTGGCTTTATTGACAAAAGACTTGATGCGCTTAATGGCTTGTCTGAACTTACCGAGGAACAAATCGCCGAGCGTAACGCCTTGGAAGATGAAGCCATGGTAATCAAGGAACAGCAGAT